ATCTAAACTAATGTCATCTGCACTTTTATTTTGAGTTAAATGTTTAGCTTCTAAATCTTTTGCAATGCCTTTAAGAAGTTTTTCTAATTCTGCATCAGAAGCTATTCCAACTTCTGTTAACATTGTTTTTTCTTTATTTGTCAAAGACTCTTTGATAAATATAAAAGCTTTAGTGTGATTTGGTATAGCGTCGTATAATTTCATTATTTTTCGTTTGATTCAGTGTTTTCTTTTGATGCTTCGTCATTTGCTTGATAATTAGCGTCAATCCAATTAAAGAATTTTTTCTTTTGTTTGTCAGATTCTAAATCTGCTGGACTTTGAATTTTAAATTTTTTCATTGCTCTAGTAAAAAATTTTTGATAATCTTGACCAGCGCCTGCAATTGCAACAGCTTCATTAACCATTCCATTAATGTCATAATATTTACCTAATGTGCTACCAATATCTTCATAAGCAGCCTCTAAACGCTGTTGAAGGGTTGACATTTCAGCAGCTGTTTTTTCAAATATTTTATGAGCTTCACTTAAATGTTTCATGTGGCGACCTACTGTATTAGCGTCAAACCAATCTTCTGTTTCTGCTAAAGTTAAATGAGTTGCAGCTTCAATTAATTCTCCTAAATATTGAGCTGTTTCTTTAATACTGTGATTTCTGTATATTGAATTTGAATGATCTGCAAATTTATACACAGCTTCTAAAAAAGCTTTTTTCTGTTCATTTGTCATACTAGCTGCAGGAGATTCGCTTTCCTGTAATTTAATTAATGAAGCTAGCTTAATTGAGTTTGATGTTTTCATATTTTCTATATTAATTGATTCATTGGCGTTGATGTGTAATGCAGCTAAATACTTTCGCAATGCAGTTTTATTACCTGCAGTTCGCCCAACTAATTCACCAGTGTCTTTTTTATATACAGCGTATTTATCTCCTTGTTTTCTAACGGTATATGGCATATTAATAAAATTTAGATGTTATTTTTCCAGGTACATATCTTATCACGCCTAAAGTCACTCCATTAGTTCGATTTGAAGTAGTTAAAGACCAATTAGCCTCTACTTTAAATGCATATCCTCCAATTGAATTTTCAATAGAATTGCATTCCAATGTTAACTCCATACTGTTAAAAATAGAATCTAAGTAAGGAGACCGAATTTCTTTTGACATATCAGCTGTATAAATAATATAGTTAGATGAAATTGTTGAAGGAGTAATGACTGCAATTATTCCTGTTTTTGATTTTAGCTCTTGCATAACTTCTTTAATAATATGATCAGAAGGTTGTTCAAAAGTAGATTCTTTTAACGGTTTTAAAGTTGCTAATTTAACTCCCATTAATTCCTGTAATTTAATTCCCATATAGTTATTTTATTTGTTATCAGTTAAGATGTCAGTAATTAAACGATTAATATGAATGTATTTATTTGATTTAATTGTTACGTCGACTGATTCATTCATATTTGATGGTCGCAAAAATGCTCCATGAGTTGATGGATTAGAAACAAAATCAAATGCAATTAATTCAAAATCTGGCTGCACTTCAACTTCACCTTCTCCTAAAGTTTTTACTGAACCTAAACCTCTAGAAGATATTCCTAATTTAATTCCGCATTTAAACAATTCTTTTAAAATATTTCCAGACGGTGTTGATAAAATTTCAACTGTACCTACTAAATCATTGCCATCCCAATGCATTTCAGTAATGTTATGAGATACATTGTTTAAATTGACAACAGAAGAATCTGGATGATCTAATTCTCCTAAAGCTCTTCTTTCTTTAATGTTAATTTCAGAATATTTTTTAGCCTCACGAATTAAAATATCTTTTGGATATACTCTCCCGTTTTGGTTTTTTGCGTCCGCTCTTTGCAATACTCCTTTAACTAACAATCGTCCATTATTTTTTTCCATGGACTCGTTAATCGTTTCTGGAGAAATGTCGAATGTAATATAATCTACTAATAAATCTTTGGTTTTCATTATGATGCTAATTCTTTTAATTGTTTAGAAACTCTCATTAAACGCTCACTAATTTTAGCAAGATTTTCACGGGATGATTTCCAATAAATATTATTGTCAATGCCCATTTCTTGTTTTAATCGAACGTTATGGTTTACAACTTTTTCAATTTCTTTTAATCCTTTATTAATATAATTAATTGAAGAATTGATTTTTTGTTTAGGAGTAGCTACGGGGTCTTTTTTATAATCAGAATAAGTAATTTCTTTTAAATGTAAAGCTTTCGACATAGCAACAAAATTAGAATCTACTGATTCTTTTTTTGCAAGTTTTACTTTTTTATATCCTAACATTTCAATATCATCATCTGATAATTTCCCAAATGCGTTAGGAGTATCATAGGCTCCTGCCCCAGCAGCTGATGACATTTCATCTAATTCATCTTCAATTGCAAAATCATCTTGTTCATCATCTATTAAATTTGAATTATCTTCATATTCATTAGATTCTTTAACAAGAATTTGTTTAAACGAGTTTATATATGACATTAATTTAATTGTTATTGTTTGTTTAATAATTGTATAATATAGTAATATCACCTCCTGCTGATGCAGATACTGTAGATAAAGCAATGTTGTATATTTGGTGATTTTGACCTGTGGTATGAAAATCAGCGCCGCTGTATGAAGTGCCATTTGACGTAGATATAAATACGCTAGCAGTATTCATTACCATAAACGCAGCATTATTTGCGTAACTACCTGTTAATGTTAATGGATTATTTAATGAACCTGTCACCCTGATAGTACGCACAAATTGCGCATTATTGCCTTGATGATATGGGACTACGGGCACTGTATAAGACCCTTGAATTGGATTTCCGTCTGGCATAATTTATATTTTTTTAAGTTCTTTAATTAATTCGTGATATCGTAACATATTTAAGACGTGAATGTCTTTTACTGATTTTGTTAAAGTAATTTTATTTAATAAATTAACTACTTCAGATAATTTAATTTTAACTACTTTATCATCTACCTTTACAGATAAAGTTTTTAATTCTTTTTGAAGAGAATGAACTTCTTCATTAATAAATTCTTTTAATTCAGGGCTATTTGAAACAGAATTAATATATTGTCTTAATAAATTTTTCTGCGCTTCATTTAATTTAGAATATTTTTCATTGAATTTATCAACTAAAATTTTATAAGACAGCAACCGAACTTCTTTATTTTGCTTAACAAAAGCAGACATTTCATTTAATTCGTTAGTTTTTTTAATTTCACTTCGAGTAATATGTTCAATAAGTGTATATCTGTTATTAACAGAATCTACAGGATTATCTGCCACTGTATATTCAAATAATTTAAATATAGCTGCTAAAGTTTTGTAATTGTTAATTTTTGTTTTGAAAAAATCTTCTAATGAATAATTTTCTTTAATTTCTTTAATTAAATTATATTTTTGTCTGTTTAATATAGTTTGATTTAATTGTGATTTAGCTACTAATACAGCTTCAATTAAAGCAGTTGCTTTATCTTCTTTTGAAAATTTTTCTTTAACTAAAGTTTGATATAAATTAAGTTCTTTTGATAATTCCGTAGATTTAGCAAAATATTTTTTTATAATCCCAATGGCTTTTGAATCGCTATTATTTAAAGTGTCAGAAGTGATTTGTCGAACAAGCAATTCAAACAAAATACCAGTGTTTTTAAACTTTGAGTGTTTTAATGGTTTCATTCAGGTTTAATGTTATTTTTCTTAATAATAAATATAAAATTTTAAATTTCTTCTGGAATAATATTTAACTCATCTAGCATACTACGTTGCTCATTAATTAATGACGTTTTTTTAGTAACTAATTTATCTAAACCATATTTTCTTTTCAATAAATCAATTGATTCATTTCTTGCGTTTTTCCATGCTACTTTGCCTAATGGATCATATCCTCTAGGATGCTCATGAGTATTATATTTCATGATTTCTTTTGGACGACCTGCGCCAGGCCATCCCCCTTCAGGTACTTCTGCTTTTTTTCGTTCTTTATTTTCTTTTTTATCTTTTATTCGATTGTCGTATTTATTCAATAATTCTTCATCAACTCCTTCTTCAAATGGATTAGATTCTTTTTCTTCTTCCTTTTTTTCTTTTTTCTTTGGAACTGGATTTGCAGGATCTTCACCTTCTTCAGAAATTTTATTCAGCCTAAACGTATTTTTTTGATCTTTAATTAATCCTTTATCAATATCTTCAATATCATCTGGAGTAAAGTTAAATATATTTTGATAAATCCAATCTCGTCCCATCAATTTCTTTTCCATCATATCTCCAGCTAAAGACACTTTAGTACCATACAATGTTAATTTTTCTTGCTCGTAAAGAGTTGAAGGAGAAGTCATTGTTAACTCAAAATCAGTCAATTCAGCATCAGCATAACCTTGAGAAGTTAAATGAATAATTGCTATTTTATATAATTCTGATATTACAACTCTTTGAATTCTTTCAATAGTTCTAGCAAATCGAACATCTTCTGCTGCGAGTGTAGCTTTACCACCTAAGCCTTCTTCATATCCAATAAACGCTTTTGGAACTTTTAAGGCAGCCATCATTTTATTTCTTAAATATTCAATATCATCAATTCCAGTAAATTCCATTCCAGATAACGTATCAATTTCAGTTCCAGATTGACCGCCACGAACAGGTAAAAAATAATCTTCTAACATGTTCATCATGTTAAATTTAAGATTATACTCTCCCGTTTTCTCATCCACATACGGAGTCTTTTTCATAGTGTTCATAATTTTCTGCATGTAGTTGTCAACTTCATTAGGAGGAATATTTCCTACGTCAATTTTAAATATACGCTTTTCAGGCGCACGCATAATTCTATGAATAAGCATTGCATCTTCCATTAACGTTAATTGTTTCCAAACTTTACGACCGCCTTCAATCATTGATTTTCCATATGGTAAAAAATTTGAATCTGTTAAATTTCTAAAATGTGCAATTTCAAAAGTTTCATAAACAATGTTACCACCGCCTAATTGTTTAAATTGTACGTGATATGGATTATTTGGATCCATACCTTCTTCTCGAATTATTTCATATGCTGATAATGGAGTTACGTTTACAATTCCAATTTCTTCTTGAATATCTAAATGTAAATATAAATCTCCATATTTACACATATTACGAACCCAAGGCCATAAATTAAATTCTATGTTAAGAATGTCGTAAAATAAATTGTGAAGGATTTTTTTAATGTTTTCGTCATTGCTAGTAATTCTTAAAACATCACCAAAATCATCTTTCATAACTGTTTCATCAGCGTAAATGTCTAAAGCAGAAGAAATAATAGAATCTTGATCCATTACTTCATAATCTGTATATAATTCTGTTTTAGAAGAAAAGTAATTGTAATTTGCGTTATATGTATTTAATGAATTAGGTCTAACGCCATGTAACCGAGTAAATCTGTCAATAAATTTTGAGTTATGTGCGTTTCCTAAAGACTGTAAATGATCGTTATCAACAACTCGAAGCTTATCTTTTCCAACTTTACGCACAATAACATTACTGTTGAAAAGTCGCTTTAAACGACCATATAATGTAGTATCTGCCATATTTTTATTTTAAATAAATATCAAATTTTTATATTAACCAAGTTAAAGACTCATCTTCCCCACGTCTTCCTGTTTCCATAGACCAACCTGAATGTTTCATATTTCCTGCTGTTGAATTGTAAGCGCCTGCCCCTTTGCCAAAATAATCTAAAGTTTTTCTGTTTAGTTCCATTCCTTGCTGACGAAGTTTCAATGCAGTATCTCTAATCCATAATCCAATACAAAATGATAACACAAGATCATCATTATAACCATGTTGAGCTTCAGGTTTTGAGCCATTCCAAATAAATACAAACAATTCATCAATTAATCGTTGACTTCGAATTATTGGAATTCTTTCTCTCATGTAAGTATCTAATTTAGAAATAATTAATGGGCGAGTTCTAGATGAAGTTGTAAATCCTGGCGTCATTTGTGAAGTGTCTTTTAAATCAACATATCTAGATAATTGCTGGGATACGTCTGATATTTGACCATCTTTAGGAGAATAATACATATTTTTATAATTCCTGTCAATAGCAACTTGAATTGAAGCCCATCCTACATTAGCATTTTCAATTACTAACAATGCATCATTATATTCAGTTGCTATATTCACTAAAAGATTGCCATAATCTTTAGTGTGTATTTGCCCTTTATATTCTGCAACTTGCGTTACTGATTCTACATCAATTACATGAAAAGCAGAATGGTCAGCCCCGTCTCCACGAGCAACGTCAGCTACTATAATATAATCTCTGGTATAATCTGGCTGTTCCCATATCCATAAATTTCCATCTATACCTCTTTTTTCAATTGGATCTTGAACTGTAGTTTGTTTATACCATTGCAATAATGTTCCTTCAATTACTGTATGTCCTGAAGATACAAAATCGCAATCACATTCTTGACCAGCAGCTTTAGGCCCTAACAATTCATCTTGTTTATCGCGCCAAGATTGATTTCTGTCAGGATGTACTGACCAATGCAATCTGATAGGATTAAATTTATGCTGACCTTCTTTAGCTTCAGCCTTTACCCATGTTTTATGAAAAAAATTACCAGTCCCGTTAGGAGTTGATAATATAATTGCACCGCCTCCTGTTGCTAAAGTTTGTTGAGATGCAATCCAAATTTCTTCTACATTGGAAATAAACGCAGCCTCATCTATTATTAATAAAGACAATGCTTCTGAACGTCCAGAGTCTCCTGACGATGACGTTGCTTTAATTTGAGAACCGTTATTAAGACGTAATGATAATTTATTATCTTCTGTTGCTGGTAATTTAAGCCATGAAGGTAAATTTTCATACATGACTTTTACTTTTAAAACTAAATTTTTTGCTACTTCTTGTTTTGTAGCGATAACTAGAATA